TCTGCTTGAACAGTAAATGTGTATGTCTTATCAATCGAAGTTGTGCCGGAATCATAAATATTATCATTCTCGTCAAATGTTGTTAGTCCAGATACTGCAAATGCTTCGTACACTTCCCACTTAGCAGTATCACTGATAAAGTCTGAAGAACTTGTATGAGCAATTAATGATTTATATAAAGTTGCATTAACTTTTACAATATCATTTGCTACATAATTTCTAGTAGGTTTCCAAAAACTTCTGTATATGTTTTCACCAAACTGTTGTACTTTGCCAGAAATCTCACCATCAATTGATATACGTAATCCATTAGGTAATCTTCCACTAATTTTACTATATCTTACAACAGCATCAGGAACACTAGTAGTTGCCCGGACATTAAGTGTACTAGTTAAGTTTGCATTAATTGTACCTAGTGCTTTAACGCTTTGCCAAACAATACGTGAGTCAATCTTGCCTAGCAGTTTAACAGTGAATGTTTTATTTTTAAATGCAGAGTTTGTATCTAATGTTGCTGTTACAATTGTCTTAGTAAACGTTTCGTCTTTCTTTAAGTATGCATCTAAAGGCTTAGAAAGTGTTATTACATCGTATAATGGATTTTTATTATTAATTGCTGTAATTTTAAATATAGTACCTTTAATATTAAAGGTTTGGTCTAGTAACACTTCAATATTAGATTTTTTATTAATTTTTAAATTGTAAGGAGCCGATGCTTGTTTAACTGTACCTTTTCCTGAAGCTGCGCCTGATGCTCTAAATTGTGTTCCAACAGTGTTATTAGGAGCACCTATTGATGTAAAGTCTGTATTTTCAACAGTTAGAATCTCGTATAAGTTGTTTCTTATTATTTTAACAGCCGGAGTTCTTGTCTGAGCAAAAGTTTCTTCGTATGTTGTAAAATTAATCTGTGCTGTGTTAGTAGCAGGACCAACGTATCGAGTAGCACGTACAGTAAATTTAAATTCTTTAGTAATACTAGGCTGATAAGGTACAATACCGGCCAATTCGCCACTTCCGGAATCTAGTTCTAATCCTGGAGGTATAATACTTTCACTACCGTCATCATTAAAATCTTCAAGGGTATAATTTACAAACCCTACAATGTCAGAAGCATCAATTATATCCATATACAGAGTAACATAGTTGTCAGCACGTCTGTATCCTAAATCTGCAGGTGTTAACCATATTGGAGTTCTAATATGAGAAGCGTCAGCACCGAACAATGTATTGCCCGATTGCATAATAGTATTATCTGCACGTAGGAAGTCATCCCCCACAACAAATATTCTAAATAATCTTTTTTCAATTGTGTCACCGTCACTGACACTAACACGGAATTGATAGTTTCTATTTAATTTCTTAGGTGACTTAGTAGAAATACTTTTGTCATAAAATTCGATATCGTAAAAAAAGCTGTCGTAACCATTAGCACTTCTTACACCAAAATCAAAAGGATATTCACCGTAAGCGTTCGAATCATAGTATCCGCTATTTGCAAGTGTATCAATTGCAAGAACAGGATCTACAACACCGACTATGCGTCCTTCTCTAGTAAGTTGTATACCAGGAGGAAGTTCTCCGTCGCCGCTTGCAATAAAATATTCTAAAGTTTGGCCTGCTGCAATATCGTTGTCAATTGCTATTAATTGAAAGTCGATTGGACTATTGTCAAGTATATAATATGTATCGTTCTTACCAATCGGCAATGATCCAGCACTTGTTCCCCATACAGGTAAATCTGCACCAACAACATTTATTCTAAATGTTCGATCGTCTATTTCGCTATCTTTGCTTGCTCTAACTACAAATTTAAATTCTGTTTCTCTTGCAACTTCAAAAGGTGTTCCTTGTATTTTTTGATCTACAATTCTTAACCCAGGTGGAAGCGCACCGCCAATTATTTCTAAAGTGGTGCCTGATTCAACATCGAGGTCAATTGGTTGAAGATTGGCTGCTCGAGATTCACCTTCTTTTGGTTCTCTAAGAGTTTTACCTTCTTCAATTTGTCGAAGTAGTAAGTTATTAGATGCGGTCCATAGTGCCATACACGAATTCCTTTATATAGCAATATTTATCGAAAAATTAGATGTTGATAGTGCCAAGATCTAAACTTACATTAAGGTTATTACCGGCAATGCTGCCAAAATCAACGCCATTAGTAGCAAATAAGAAGTCCCATAACGTTGTTACTGCTACAGGTGCAATGCTGCTAAAGTCCCAACTATTTTCGCTCTGCCTATAATAATTAAGATCTCGTACGTCGATACCGTGTACATTTCCTGTAAGGTTTCCGTTAAAATTTGCTGTTACTGTTGTTGCATTTATTAATCCAACGTTGCCCAAATTGTTTCCATCAGCATTTAAACCTGCTGCTAACTTTGGTGCAGGGTCGTCTTCAAGTTTGCCTAACGCACTAGAGTTTACAGTAATATTATTACCATCTCTAGATGTGCTTATAAGGGTTCCACCGGCTATAGTTAGTGTGGCATTTTCTGTAATAGTGACACTACCGGTATCAGCAGCAACATCAAACTGAGTAACTCCAGCGTCAACGTTAACAGTGAGTTCGTTTGTATCAGACGAAAGAGTAACATTGGATCCACCTACTAATGATTTAAATCTTAGTTCTGCATCACTTTTGTTTGAAAATAGTCCCTCTCCGGTTCCTAAATTAACTACGGTAGTTGCTTCGGGTGTACGATTGTCAAGGTCGTTAAAATTAAAAACTATCTTTTCAAATGCTTCTCTTAGATCATCACCTGTGCCGTCGTTTGCTACACTGCCAAGGTTTATTGTTTGAATCGCCATATACTTGTCTCCTATACTGTATTTATTACATACGCCCTACAACAACTTCAACAACACCTTTGCCTTCGGTATCTTTTGTGCCTACTGCTTTACCAAGCACTGTACCTAGTTTAGGATCATTATTTACAATAGCATATCCTGGAACAGCACTAGTTACAAGCATATCGCCTTTAGCAACTGTACCAATTACATTACAAGGCACACGCCCTGTTAGTGCTAATGGTACAACAGTGTCACCTTCTAGTGCATTGTTCATTAAGTAAGCTGGATCTGTTGACACAATACCAGCAACCTTACGATCACCTTTTTCTGCACAAATTGTAACTTCGTTGTCACCACCAAATACTAACACTGTGCCTGGCTCGTATGCAACATCTGCTACATATTTCTCCGCCAAATCCGCATAGTTTGCGGATGATGCCGTTCCACTAAAGTTAGTTGCTGTTAGTGTTGAACTACTAGGTACATATTTTAATCCTGAACTAGCCTCATCGTCCATAAATAGGCTTTTAGTACCAGTAGTACCAGATGCAAACGCAGGATACCAAGTACCTGCATCTGTACGTTGTGATGTAACTGTTACTTGGGCTGCACTGCCTGCTTGTACTGACCCTAAGTCAGCAGCAATTACACCAGCAGCAGTAATACTAATACCATTACCACCAGTAATGTGTGCTAGTACTTCCGCTTTGCTTGGTCCTGTGTAAGTAATAACACCAGTTGAACTATTATATAATAAACTACCGTCGCCACTGACGTCTGTTACACTAATAGCACCACGTGCATCTGAGTTTGCATACATAGTTGGTGTAGTATAACTCATTACACCAGTTGTACTATCATATGCCAAGTTTCCGCCTGCACTAATTGCAGCTCTAGCTCTTGCTGTTGTATGGTATTGGTTGGTCGAACCTTCGCTAACGCTATCAGTATCAGCTTGTGTATAACTAATAACACCAGTTGTGTTGTTGTATGTTATATCGCCAGTTGCACTAATTAATCCACGTACTTCTGAATCGGTACGTTCAGTTGGGCCAGCATATGTAAAAATTCCAGTTGAATTATCATATGTTAATGAACCATCACCCGAAGTAGCTGCACTTACTGATGCTCTTGCTCTTGCAGTCGTATGGTACATTGTACCAGTTGTGCCTGTTGCAGCAGGGTCTTCAGCAATATCTGATGTATTGTGGTTGCTTACATCTGATACTTGTCCAGTTACATTACCAGTGATCGTACTAGTTACGTTCAGTGTACCACCAATGTGTGTGTTTCCAGCAATACCTACACCGCCGTCTACAATTAATGCACCAGTTGTTGTACTTGAACTAGCTGTAGTGTTGTTTAAGTTTACTGCGCCTGTAACATCAAGTGTACCACCAATAGTAGTGTTTGGTGTAACAGTTACACGTCGCCCATTTGTTGTAGTTGTTAATACAATTAAGTCGCCTGCACTATCTTTGATGCTTAATGCATCTGCTAGGTTAGTTGGAACTACAATTTCACCTTCGCCTGTTGCACCTTCAAACGTAATACTTTCGTGTAAGTACAAATCCTTCCAAGCACTACCGCTGGCACCTAAATCATAAGTATCGTCTGCACTTGGTTCAATGTGTGATGCAACATCAGCGTTTAGTGTAAGTGTGTTTGCATCATTAGTACCAATAGTAGTATTACCGTCTGCTTGGAATGTACCGTATACTCTTGTATTACCTGTAGCATTAGCAACACTAAACTTAGTCAATGCACCAGTATTAACATTTAAACTATTATTAATAGTAGTTGTACCGTCTGCAATAGTTTGACGAATCGCACCGTTTACACCTAGTGTAATTTGTGCATACTTAATAAGCACACTGTCAGACCCTGCACCGTTAACTACAAGTGCAATCTCATCAGCAGCAGTATGTCTACCACCTGCACCAATTGAAATACCTGTTCCAGTTTGACCTAAGTCACCTGGTGCTTGGATATAATTTGTAAACACCCAAGGAGTATTTAAATACGGCTCATCTTTGTCTATACCACTGTTAGCCATAAAGTCACTTGCAAAACCTGAGTAGTCAACTTCACTCTTATTAATTAGTGTACTACCAAGTTGTAAACTTGATGTAGGTGCTTTAATATTATGCTTGACAGATTGTCCAGCACCTGGCACTGATCCTTCCAGTGTTAATGAAAGTTGATCACCTGGTGTCCAAAGTTCTAACTGTGAAGTACTTGGGTTAAAGTCAACAGCACGTCGACCGTCTACAATTAAACCTCTAACATCAATCCAACCACCAATGTCAAGACTGTTATCAATTGTAGCATATGTATCGCCTGTTTGTAGTGTTCTAACAAGACTATCATCTGCACCAACATTTGTTATTGGAGTAACACCGTATATACCGTCAGCAATTTTAGTTAGTGCATTACCTAACAAGTTTTGTGAATTTATAACACTAGTTGGAACACTAGCTACACCTAATGCACTGCCACCTTTTATTTGTAGTTGACCTGTAGTATTAAATGCTGTTGCAGTTACACTAACAAGTACTACTTTGTTTTCTGAATTTACATCACCTTGTAATGTACCTTCTGCACTTGTATTACCAACCTGTGTAATAATTGGACTTGTTGAAGCATCAATAGTAAGTTCGCCAGTAGTAGTAATAATTGTACCAGCAATTTTGACTAACTGACTGTCTGCAAAATCTTTATCTTGTAGTGCGCCACCTTCGTCAACAATTTGACTAAACGATACAGCTCTAGTAATACCAACTTCGCCGGCACCTTCTTGGTCACCGTCAAAGTCAATGTCTGCACGACCTATTACAGTTTTTTCTGGTAAGTCTTGTATCTTGTCAAAGGTAATGCCTCTGTCTTTAATATTAATAAAGCCAGTATTTAAAACTGCACTAACTGTTGTTAAGCTCTGTGTTGATGCATCTTTAGTGTAATCACCTTGGTTTACAGCAATTCTTGTAAGTCTATTGACTCCTGCGTTACCAATTACAAAACTACTTGCAGTTCTTACTCTAATTTGATATGGATTAGAACTGTTTATAATTGCATCTACATATGCAACTTTAGTACCACTGTTCTGTGTAATAATGTCATCTATTGATAATGATGATACAAATGCTTGCGCATCAGTACCAATCAATGTCCAAACTTGGTCTTCAGCAAACGTACTTGCATCAAATGCTGCTAAACCTTGGTTGGCTTGTTTTGCACGTTGTCCTGCTGTACTTCCGTCGTCTAAAGCGTCTGAGTTTGCAAGTATTGGAGCATTGTTCATTAACAACTTACTTTGCGCAATGTCTGCTGAGTTATTAACATCAGTATTTACAACTGCCTCATCCTGCAATTGTAGATTAACTTTAACACTGCCTGGATCAGTAATGTCACCAGTGACAGCATTTTGTGTTGCTCGTACTCTTTCAACTTCGATGTTGATATCACTTCTAGTTGTAGTACCCGGAGCACCATCATCAACTGTGCTATTTGCTTCACTTGCGTTGGCAAATTCTAATGTTGTAGTAACTGGAGCACCATCAAAGCCTCCTGTAGTGTCTCCGTAAGCACCATTAGTATCTTCAATTTTTTCACCTTCAAAGTCTTGTAAACCTTGAACCGTAACAGTTAATGGATATATGTTAGGTGTTTCTGTTACATCAGCATTTACTAAGTTTAAAACAGAAAGTGTATCAGCTGTATTTGTAGTAAATGTACCAGTAACATTAATTAATTTAAACTGGTTACCTTGTGTTTTTGTTCTTGCTTCATTGGTAGTACTTTGTCCCTGTGACCATAATATTTCACCAGTTGCACCACTATTCAACTGTACAAGTTTATAGCCTCTTTGTGCATCAAGGTTGCTGTTATTACCACTAGTTGTTATACTTGTAATTTGTAATGGTTTGTAAACTAGTATCCAAATTTCTTCCCCATTATCAAGTGTCTTGGATTCTAAGTCTTCAATATATGCTGCGGTGTCTGTTGCAACACCTGTAACTAAATTTCCAACTCTCCAATCATCTGGGTTACCAGTTGTTTGTTTAACATAAACACGCTTGTTACCAGTAAGAACCATCATATCGTTTTTACCATACTCGTTTTCAAAGCTAGTATTGTTAAGTTCGATATCTCTAAGTTCTTGAATTTCATCGTTAGCAAAAACACGCTTATCAACATACTGTTTGTTAGCAGCATCTAAGTCTTGAACTGGATCGCCTAATTGAACAACTCGACCACTAACCATATTAAGAGTATGATCAGGATTGCCGTTTGCATCAAGTGTTTGTGTAAGCAGTGGATTCTTTTGTGGTAGGAAACCGTCCCCTAACAATGCTGTCTTAGCATTCATATTTCTATCAAAGCCTAAACGTCTGTCTAGGTATTGTTCAACAGCATATGACGTTGGAACAGTACTATTATCAATTGGTGACATACCACTATCGCCAGTGAATTTATTAATTGTTTCACCGTCTCTAAATCCAAGTCCGTCTAGTCCTGAGATATTAATTTGCGCCGCAAATTTAACTGTACCAGTACCTTGGTCAACTTCAAAGAACTTACCAACTCTAAAGAATCCGTCTTCGTCTGTTGACATAACAAACACACGCCCTTTGCCTTTTTCCCAAACCTGAGATTTTTCAGCAATGTCTTCGTTAGTGTATGCTTCAGCTTTTGCTTCTGCAGGCTGTCCAAAGATAATGTTTGGATAGTTACTGGTGTTAAATCCACCAGTACCGATATTACTAAAGTCGTGTCCTGTTGCTCTGTTAAGTGAAATATTAACAGTAATTTCTGCAGGTTCACCGCTCTGTGTACCAATACTTAATACTACTTGGGCAATCTCACCACCTAAGCGTATAGGACGAGCAATACCTGTACTTGGAGGTGTTGGACTTGATTGTGTGTTTTTATCTACTAACGGAGTTGGGTCAATTTCTAAATATGCAAATCCTGTTACTAGTGAACTACCTGCTGGTGCTCCTGTAGCATTTCCTGCACCATCGTGATATGCTTTTATTACGTGTACTCTATCTTTCCAACCAAAGATCATATCAGCATTTTGCAGTCTGCTCAGTGAGTCTGGATCAGTAATTGGAGATGTTATTGCAATAAGTGTATCACCTGCTGTGCCACCGAATGTGCTAGATGCACTAAATGCTGTTACTGCACTTGGTTGTGATCCAGATGCTGCAACTCCAGCAATGCTTATATCACTTCCTGTAGTAAATGCTGTGCCGTTCCATCCACCAACATACAACGTAGTAGTACCTACAACAGTTTCTGTAGCAACACCACTTGCACTGCCTTGGGTAATAACATCACCTTTATTAACAGTAACCGCAGCTCCTAATGTTAAAAGTACATTAGCAGTGTATCTGTTGTAACTTACAGTACTAAGGATATATTGATAATTGTTATCAAACGTTAGTGTATTGTATCCTGATGGTAACTCAGCATCTGCTGTACTGTTCCAGTTACTAATAGTTGCAGTATCAAAGTTTAATGATCTATAAACTTTCGAAGATTCAGCAAACACAACCGCAGTTGATGGACGAATTGGAACTGATTCAATACCTTCAAGTGTTAATTTTGCTCTCTGTCTAATAACAACTCTTTCCCCACCATATAGTTTATATGCTAGGCCACCAGTTGCACTAGTATTATCAGTAGTTTGATTTGAAAATGTCAACTTCCAAACAGCACCATTAGGTCCACTAAGTGGTAAACCACTCTGATCAGCATTGTCAACTATTCCTATAACATCAACTCCGTCACTAAATTCAGTTGTATCAGTGCCTTCATAAACATTAGTAATTTTAATTTCGTCTGCTGCATTTTGAGTAAACGGTGTAGCACCATCAGCTTGTGATATAATTAATGTTGTGCCACCTACAATATCGCCATTAGCATCAGCAGTACGTTGTGGTACAACTACTTGTCCAGTTGCTCCGCTGTTTTCTTGAGTAACAGTATCACCATAAAAAGCAGTAACAGCTGATGATAATGTTAAAGTTCTTTGATTAACAGCAGGTACAGCCTCTTCGATGTATGCTGGAATAACATTTACAACTTCATATTTTCTTATATCAGTGCCTTCTTCGTCTGCCGGGTACACAGTACCAAGTGTCGAAAGTGTTCCTGTGAAACTTCTTGCTGAACTTAGTGCAGCATCACTGAACAATGTAAAGGAGTTTGCATCAACTGCTGTAATATAGTGATCATCATTTAACCCAGTAACACCAGCAGTGTCTGAGATAGTAATCTTTTGACCAGTTTTATAACCGTGTCCTGTAAGATTAACGGTATTAGTTCCAGTAAACGATATTAATGCTTTTCTATTAGTAAAGGTGATATCAATTTCACCTTCAGGTAATGGTATAAAGTCTGTGTCGTAAACGTATACGTAATTTTGTTCTGCTTCTGCATAGAACTGACTACTGTCATTTCTGTATACCTTTGCTGTTTGTGCAGTATTGTATGCTAGTGTACCAGTCTGTGCAACTTCGTTAGGATCACTGCCTGCTGCAACAAGTCCAAAGTTACCATAAGCATTTGAACCACCTACGGATCTAATTTCAGAACCATTATTTGCATAATATGCAGCGTGACAGTAGTATGTGAACATACCAACCATCTCTGATAAACCTGTGTTAGTAACAAGTAAACCATAGCCTAGGTCGTTAATTTGTGTAAAGTCATTTCCTAGCTGCGATCTGTTACCAGCAGTTTGTAGTATTGTTGGATAATTTGTTGTTTGGCCATATACTGGAGTTCTAACACCACCTACTAGTGTATAACCAGTTACTGGTCCTAACCAACCTTCGCCATTTTCGTTACCGTCTTTTGTTCCTGAGTTTTTATCTAGGATAAGTTCACAAGTTCCTAGTGTACTGTTGTAAGCACTAATAGCATTAACCTGATATCTAACGCCGTTAACATAAAACGGTGCTGGTAATTCCGGACGTCTTGTAAATAATCCGTGTCCTACTCCAACGCCGTTAACTTGTACTTGCGATCTTTTACTTCTTGCATACAATCTAAACGGATCGCCATTCTTTACGTCGACAATTTCAAGTGGCATATTGCCGTTAAATCCGTCAACAAACATACCACCTCTAAATGCTTGCCTGTTAGCTGATTGTGCAAAACTTGAACCAGTTTGAATGTACGGTGATTTAGTAAGAATTTGTCCATTCGGATCAAGTACTGTCATAAATCCGCCGTGTCCTTGAACTGTACAATTACGTATAATTGTAGCATCATTCATTAAGAACACATCCATTTCTCTGTTATTTTTAGGAGGGTTGTATTCAGGATTAAATGCATATACAATAGTATCAATTAAGTTAGTTACAACACCACTTGCTCCTGCTTCTGCCGCCGGATAGCCTAGCTTCCAAGTCAGTGTAGATCCTGCTGGTGCTTGTGGCGCAGCAATATTTAATAATGATTCAGCAATAGATTTAATATGACTAATTGCTTGTGTTGTAATTTCTTCTTGTCCAGTTTCAACAGAACCTTCATAGTACAATCCCTGCACTTCCATCGAATCTTCATTGCGTCCGTTAACTAGGTCGTTTGCTAGAGCATCTACAATGTAACCAATATCTCTATAACACTTAGTAGTAAAGGTAAATTTGCCAACGTTTGCAGAAACCGGAACACTAGCAACTCCTAATGCACCACTTACAGACCCTGTCATTGCATTAGCAAGACTAAAGGTTGATGACGGTGATACTAGTATAACAGTTGTTTGACCGCCAGCATTAATTGGTGCTTCTTTAACAACGCCACTAGCTCCTGTAGTTATTTGTGTTAGTGTTTCGCCTTTGACAACAGCAACAGTACCGGCTAATTCTAAAGTAACCTGAGCCCACGTACCAAATCCAGCTGCTTGAGCTGCTGTAGCTTGATCGTCCATCCAAGAATACACTTCGTCTTGGATATTAATTTTATTTTGACGCATTAATTCAGCAGCTTGATCTCTAAGACCTATGTTATTAATACTAGTTGCTGAAGAAGTGTTAATAGGTTTCGTTGAGTCTGAAGCATAATGCCAACCCATATCAAAGTCAACAGTTCTAGTTGTATCTTGACTTGTTACTTTTAACGATGTTTGTGTAACGCCATTTAATACAACATCGTCATTGAAGTTAAACTGCGAACTTGCACTAACATCAGCGCCTGCTGGATTGTATCCATCGCTGTATCTAATAGCAACTGACGTTGCATTTGTAACATTTTCTAATATTGTTGCTCTAATACCCGAGTTGCTATCAATAAATTCTATTGTTTGATCAATAATGTTAACAGCAGCATCACTAGATAGTAGATTTGCTTCAATATCACCTTTAGCATCTCTTAGAGATTGTGCTGCAAAGGTCACACTTGGCTGTGTAGGTGCACCTAACGCACTATCACTTTGTCCTGATACAGCAGTTTTTATAATTGCGAAATTAGCACTTAAAGTAGAACCCTGTGATGCTGATGCATTTGCTCCTGTTGTAACTTGACTTGCTGAGTTTCCTGTTGCCTTTGTAATTGTAACACCAGTAACTATATTACTAATAATACTTTGTAAGTGAGTAACAGCTTCGACAACTACAGTTTGTTGTGCAGCACTAAGATTTATTGTTCCGCCTGTTGGTGCGCCGCCTGTGAAGTATAATCTTGCTTGGGTTGTACTAGCGTCATTACCACCATATAAAACATCATATGTTGCTGCATCTGTCCAAAAGCCGACGTGTAAATTAAGTAAACTAGTATCCCATCCTGCTGGAGGGCTAGTATCATTTGTTATGTGAGCAATTACTTCTGCTTTTAAGAATGCTCTGTTTGCTTGTAACTTATCTCTTGCAGCAACTAGGTTACTATCAAAACTTGCATCATCTGGGAATATTAAATTATCTGCAGAAAGTTCAGTGTCTACTGTACCGTTTTCAATAATGTCAAGTACTTCAGCAAAGTATGCCGATGAACGTGCTAATGTAGTAGAGTTATCAGCAACTTCAGTAAGTTGTGCAACTAAATTTCCTGCAAATCCAACTGCTGCTAATTCTTGTGAAAGCTGACTTGCTTGTACAACCGCACCACTTGCTCTTTGATATGCAAGACCTTGTGTTACTGCATTATAGTTTGTTCCAAGAGTAATATCAAATCCGGCTTGTGTTAAGATGTAATCAAGATCTCGACGACATTTAGCTTCGTTATATGAGAAACTATTTGCTTGTGTTAATATATCACCTTTAAATGCAGTTAGTGTTCCGCCAGCAAGCGAAAGTGTTGCTTCGTTTTCGTATGTTACTGTGTTATTGTGTAATGTTAATCCGTCAAAGTATTTGTCACGATAGAAATAAGTGTTTGCCCATTTTGATTGTGATACACGATTTTTTGGACGTATAATTGCACGTCTCATTTCGTCACCAACAATTGACACTTGTGACGAAACTTTAATTGGATAGTCTTCGTAATAGATACCTGACTCAATTTTTATTGCAATTTGTTTTTCACTAACTCTATTACCATATTCTAATACATCACCAAGTGCATTTGCAACTTCAGTGTTTTGAATATCTCTACCAGCATTGTCTACTAAGAATTCAATTGGTTCTTCTAAAATAAGTTCTATAACATCTGTATTAGTACCATCGTTTTGATCTCTATCATACGATACAATACGTCCAATTGCACCACTGCGTGTTCCTGTAACAACTTTACCTGGAATTAAATCTGTATTAGATGCTTTACCTTGCCATACACTATCATTACCGCCATTGGTAATTCTGATAACATACGGAGCACCTTCGTTTAAGTCAATTGCTTCATATGCTGGCAATCCGTTTGTCATAATACTAACAATGTTACCGACCAACGATTCAAATCTGTCAACTGCTGCACTTGGTGCATCGACTAATCCAACATCAAAATATTGGGAGTAGTCAGTGTTTAGTGGACTAGGATAAGCGTCATTGGTTAAAACATAAC